AAGGAAATACTTTAGTAACTTCCACATTAGAAGGAGGACAGGAGCAGTCTATCATTATTGAATTTGACAGAGGAGGCAAAATAGATAATATTATATACAACGGTGAGAAACTTGATTATAGAAGTAAAAAATTTTTACAATTGATAGATAGTGATCAGAATATACAGGCTGGTTTATATCATTACCATAAAGAAAAAAAGCTTATAGATACGAATCAGACTTTCCTGTTTGATCAAGACCCAGAAGATTATTTGTCGGCAAACGTAGAAAAAGACTGGAAAGACTGGAACACAGACGGTAATCCGTTTCCAGGCACAGAATTTTCTGAAAGTCTGACCACAGCAATTGGAAGCTCATATACAGAACCAATAGACAATAGTGAATTTGGAGAAGAGATTAAGATAGATCAACCCATTACTCAAAGAGATAAAGATGGTAATGTCACAAATTACAAGGTTTTCTACAGTGAAACTGACGGAACAACAATTCGTGCTGTTGATGCAAATGGTAAAATAAAACCAGGCGTTCCACCAATATACAAGGATGGCGTTTATGATATGAGTCAGATAACAAGTAACTTAAGTATCTTTGTACCAGCAGATCAAAGATGGAATGGGGCTGAGCTGGAAAATATTCACAGAGAAGTACAATCAAAAGTTATAAATCATATCGATGCTGTTGCACCAGGCGTAGTAAAGGGACAATGGTTACTCGATAATGATGGAAGGAATCCAGAATCTTTGAAAACTTTCAGAACTGAGAAAGGATTGAACTCATTCATAGAAGATGTGATGTGGGGTAGCAAGGAGAATTTTGGTAAGAGTAAAGTTAATGCTGGAAATGGGCCAGGATATGATGGTGCATCTGGTCAAGGTCAAAGATTGATGAGTTACACCAACAAAGTATTTGCTGGTTCAGATGAAGCCAATTCAATGTTCAAAAAGATAGTAAAGTATCCTATGGATATGGCTAACAATATGGATCACATGTTTATACAATGTTATTCATATCGTGCTCCATACGCAAAAACCTTTGATGGTCAATTTGGTAAAGGCCTTGGAAATCCTGTAGTAGCTGCTGGCGGTAGAGAGAGTGGTTTAGCATTTGGTGCTGAAAGATATAGACCATACAAAAAGAAATTAGGTGCTGGTATCAAATTACCTATGCCTAATAATATGATGGATGAAAATGGAAGAAACTGGAATGATGAGTCTATGTCAGCTAAACAGATGGGCGGAGTCCAACAAGCGAGTAAGAATGTAATTACCAGTTTAATTACAGGAGACTTTGGAGGAGCAGGGCCTCTTGCAAGAAACATTGCCCAGACTGCCGACTTGTTAAGTCAATCTAGCACTCAAGGAGTACTTGCTGCAGAGAAAATATCCCAGTTAGCTGCAAATACTGGGTTATCTGCTGACGAGATTATGCAAAGAAGTGTTGGTGTTATAGCCAACTCTAATACAGAATTATTATTTGCTGGTGTTATGTTAAGATCTTTTGAATATCAGTGGACTATGAGTCCTAGAAATAGATTAGAGGCTGCAAATGTCAGAATGATTATTCGTGCATTTAAACAGTGGTCTGCACCTAAGAAAGCTAGAAAGATGGAGAGAGCTGGAAGAACTGATGTAGGTAAGGCTGGTGGCCCCTCATTCTTCTTAGGAACTCCAAACATATTCAGATTGAGATTCGTTACTAATGGTAACAGAAATATTCTTGGGGTGAATAAATTTAAACCATGTGCTTTAACTAATGTTAGTATCAATTATACGCCAGAAGGCCAATGGTTAGCATATGAAAATGGTATGCCTATTGCAGTGAATATGTCTCTAAGATTTGCTGAATTAGAACCAATATATGACACTGATTATAGTGAGGATATTGCTAAGGAAAGACAATATAATCCTGACGATCCAGAGTCAACTGGAGATCTTTACCCAATTGGTGAGATTGACCAGGCAAGTCCATACGCTTCAGATGTAGGTTACTAAAATGCAAGGATATTTTTCTTATTTTCCAGACTTAAACTATGTTTCTAGAAGTGTAGACAGATCATCTAATGATGAATTTATACCTGTAAAAAACATATTCAGAAGACCCAAACTCCGTGATGACTTGAAGAGTGTGTTATCAGCATTTGAAGATTATGTTGTGCTTGGTGATGATAGACCAGAACAAGTTTCTGAGAGAGTATATGGTGATCCTAGATTTGATTGGGTGATCTTGACCACAAATAATATTACCAAAGTCAGAGATCAATGGCCTTTAAGTGCTAATGATTTCCAAAATTATGTCTTAGCAAAATATGGAACTGAGGAAAAACTATCAGAAATACATCATTATGTAACTGAACTATTACTGGATAGTAAATCAAGAATAGTTGTACCAGAAGGATTAACTGTAGATTCTAATTTTGAAAGTAGATATCTAGAAGAATCAATTAATGCTACAGAAATTAAATATAGTGGCACAGATCTACCTAATCTATCAAGTGTAGACAGTGCAGGCACAGTGAAAGATGCGGATGGTAATGTGATATCACATACAAATGTATTTTCGGTAAGTAACTATGAGTATGAAGAGAATGAAAATGAGGCTAAGAGAAGAATAAAAATACTACAACCTCAATTTTTAGATGCGGCAATTTCTGATATGAAGAGAATTATGAAATATGGTAAATCTTCAACGTTTATTAACAGTAAACTCAAAGGAGTGTACAATCCCAGATTGAGTGGGTCATAAAAAAAGGGGTCTTACGACCCCTTTCTTATTAGCAAACTACTTCAACTATGCAGTATGCTTACTCTTCAGCGAGTTTTTGGAAGTAACTCAGAGCATCATCTTCGTCTTCCGTTGTTGCGGTTGCAGCAGCAGAGAGATTAGATATCTCGTCTAGTTCCTCAGTGGATGGGCGATTTAACCCTTCACTTAGATCTTCTAGTTCTTCGGTGTCCATTTGAGGTGTGACAACTGCCTTTCTGGCAAGAACTGAATCTAAACGTGCTTTAAGTTCATCATAAGACTTAAATTGATCAGCAGCAGTGAACTCACTGAGGTCATAGATCTTATCATAGATCTTTTCTAACTCAGCATCATCATCTAAAAGTGCTTCTGTCTTACCAAACTCTGAACTATCATAGTTCCAGAATCCAGCAACTTGTTTAATCTTCAACTTGAAGTTTGCACCTTTCCAGAAATCAAAAGGATTGATTGGTTCTTCATCTTCAAACTCAGGTTGCATAGAAGCAGTGATCTTATCAAAGATCTTCTTACCAAACTTATAAAGTTTGACTTGTCCTTCGTTCTCAGGATTTGCAGAATCTTTTACGATATAAACGTTTGCATAGTAAGATAACTTACGTTTTTGCTTACGAGCAATATCTTTATCAGATTCACGACCACTATTCCAAAGAGTTCTGTTAAGTTCTCCGACAGGATCGTTTTTACCAACAGTGGTTAAACTGTTTTCGATGTACCAACCACCTGGCCCTTGAAATGCATGACTCCATACTTGAGTCCATGGCAATTCAGCATTGGCATGTGCAGGGAGGAATCGAATAACTGCGTATCCGTTACCCGCTTTATCTACAGCTGGTTTCCAGAGGCGTTCATCTGTATTATTTCCGCCTTTTTCGTTGAGTTTCTCAACTTTTTTCATCAATCTCTCTGTAAGAGAGCCTGCTTTAGATTGTTTCTTTAATGCAGCAAATGACATTTAGTATTCTCCGTATTTTTGTATTGTTGGATTGTTTGTATTATAACATGTAATGATGTATTAGTCAATCTGGTATATCTTTTTCAAGTTTATCCAGAGTGGTAGAAAGAGTATCAAAAAATGCATTGATATTCTGACCATCTTTCAATCCTAGAAACTTTGCAGATTCTACGATTTGTTTTTTCATTTCAATAGCATCAGCATCTTCCTTCTCTAGTGACAGACGAAACATAAAGTTTCTTTGTTTTTCGAGAAGTTTTTTCATTTTATTAATATACAGATGCCCCTCTTCTGAGGAAGGATCTCTCATCCCTCTGACAGCGATACCTGTCATAATATCTTCTTGTAACTCCTGTATCTCGGCCATTGCGGCACGGACTGCTGGAGCCTTAAAAAATTCACTCATTAATAGTCCTGATGTTATTACTATTTATCTGTTTTAGATGCCCACATAGGTAGGTATATCAGGGTAAAAGCACTACCCCAGAAGGCGAGAAAGACGTATAAATGACTACCTCTATGAGGTGAAAATGCAAACCCTAAGGCTACAACAATCACCCAAACGTAGTCTACTATACCATGAAAGGTTTGCCAACCATCACCGTATTTTTC